AAAGTTTTCATTGATGTTAAAGTTAACAAAAAAGTCCATGGCAGTCAGGTACTTGTTAATCAACTTATTCATAATTGGCAAATACTGTTTGATGATTCTGGTCTTAATGCCACCATCTTTTAACAATGTACCTGCAAATTCATTATAATGTTTCTCTGTTAATTGTTCTTTGTACAACTGGTTATAAGATTCCAATTCGTTCTTCAAATCAACCAACTTCTGGTCACTGCCTTCAGTATCAACACCTTTCTTGGTCAACTCATCTATCTCATCATTTAATTTAGTAATGTAACTACTGATTGCAGATATGGTAGAATTGTGTTTGATGACTTCGCCATTGTGTTCATTGATATGAGTAAGAATATTGGTGATTGATGTTACTTCATCAGTTACCTTTTTTAGTTCTTCTTCAATCTCTTGGAGGCCAGTTTTCTGTGTAGTAATTTTCTCTGTCTTTTCTTTAACTTGAGAACCTTTCCACTCGGTTGTGATTGATTGTTTACAGGTAGGACAATCGTGATTGCTTTCATAAAACTGAATCTCCTTTTCATTTCTATCAATATTGGTTTGAACCTTACCTTTGATTTGAAACAAACCCTTGGCTTTCTTGTCAAGTTTTTCTTTCTTATCACCAACCTTGCTTTGCAATATTGCAACGTGTCTGTTTATCTTTTCAACATCATTCCGTAATACACTCATTTGCATTTTTGATTCACCAATCTCTGCCAGTTTACGGCCAATCTCTGCATCATTGTTCTTTTTATTTTCTTCAATGTTCTGCATCTGTAGATTGATTTTTTCTTCTACAAGTTTGATATCATACTTTGATTTGGTGATACCATCTTTCAAGGCAGACATTTTCTCTTTGACAATGGCATTCATTGACGAGAATATTTGTATGTCTAGTAAATCTTCAATGATAGTTCTGCGGTCTGATGCCGACAGTTGCATGAATGGTACAAAGGATGCTGAGCCAAGAATGACAACTTGCGTGAAGGATTTATAATTTAATTTGAGAATATTCTTCTCTAAAATCTCTTGGTAATCCTTTGAAGCTGCATCTTGATTCAGCAATACATCGTTCAGGTATATTTCAAACACATTTGGTTTGATACCACGAATAACTTTGTAACGTTTCTGACCAATGTTAAATTCAATCTCAACAACGGCATCCTTAGCATTGATAGAATTCAATAGCTGTGGTTTGTTTATCTTACGAAAAGGTTTACCAAATAGACCAAAACATAGAGCATCTAGAATGGTGGATTTACCTGCACCATTCTGTCCTATAATCAATGTATTGGTCGACTTGGTAAAATTAATTTCCGTGAACGCCGCCCCGGTGGAAAGAAAATTCTTCCACCTAATAATCTGAAAAAGAATCATTTAAAGATTATGATTGCAATTGTGCTTGTGCTTGTTGAATCATATTGTCAATAACTTTTCTGCTAATTTTATGTGGCAGTTCTTCTAGAGCAGCCAAAATAATATTAACTTCAGAAACCTTAAAAGTCAAATTCAATTTTTTTTCAGGTTCTTGTTTTGGTTGTACGTCTTGTACTTCTGTTTGATTTTCCATTTTTACTTCCTTCTTGGTTAAAAAAATTAAGCCTGTTCAGTATTCAAAGCTTCTACGTATAGTTCTTTTAATAATGTTTTCAGCTTATCATTATCTATGCTTTCATCTTTAATAGATTCAACATATTTGTTAAGTGTGGTGAGTGTGTCTTCAGCTTGGTCAACCGTATCATCATCAACACCTTCCATTAAGTCGGTGAAATCTTCTGCTATAGTGACATCTACTGGATTAACATTATAAAGGTTACTCATCAGTTTGTCAAACAAATATGGATTGGTTTTGTTAATTACTACCACCTTTACATACTTGCCAGCATACTGAGTTAATTCCATATTGGTAATATCCGTAATGGTATCTTTCTTGTCATCATAGGTAATACGATGAAACATCTTGTTTGGATTCTTTATGAATTCAAGTGTACGCCCATCCAAATCAAATATGTGAAAACCCCTATCGTCATTATAATCTTGCCAAGTAAGTTCATATGGGTTGCCCAAATAGAATATACCATCAGCGTTGGACCTATGATGATAATGGCCAGAAAAAGTATATTCAAACTTCCTGAATAGAGCACGTTCTAGTCCTTCATGTGATGGCATACCACGATACATGGCAAACCCAGCAACTTCTAAATGACCCATACAGATTGTGGCTGAGGTGTTCTTAACTTCTTCCATGGAACGTTCATAGTTATCGGCACATATCCAAGGCAACATACAAACATCATATGATGTATCTGCGTATTTCAAATGAATGGTTTGTGGAGAATCAATAACGGTAATGTTATCATATTCTTTTAACAACAAATCAACCGAGTTTACATCATTGGTATTTTTAAAGTAAGTATCATGATTACCAGCCAACATATGAACCTCAATGCCCATTTGATGTAATGGATCAAAGAACATTTGTTTTGTTTTCTTTAGTGTAAAGAAGTTTACATATTTGCGTCTATCAAAAGTATCACCAAGAATAAGCACAGTACTAATTCCGGCAGCCTGTATATTAGGAAAGAATACTTCGTCATAAAATTTTTCATAGAAATCCAAGAAGTGTATGGAATCATTACGAGCTCCAAAATGTTGGTCGGTAATTATTGCTACTTTCATTTTGCCTTTTCAATATCTAAAACACGTTGACGTAATTCAGTAGTACTAAAACTATGTTGTCTACTGTTAAAATATACAGATATAGGTAAATTGTACCCAGTGAATTGCTTATCTCTATATTCCTCACCAACGATTCTAACATCAATTGGATAAGAAGTCAATATGTCCATCAATTCTTTTTCAGTGGCATATGGTATAATTTCATCAACGAACTTACAGGCCTGTACCTGTATGAATCTTTCCAGTACCGTTTGTACAGGTTTGTTTTTAACACCAGGCCTATCAATCGTAGGATCCATTTGTAATCCAACAATTAAATGGTCACATTGAGTCTTTGCCTCTTTTAACATCATCACATGACCTGCATGGAACAAATCAAATGTGGAACAAGTAAATCCTACTCTCATAATCACTCCTCAATAAATTTTTCAAGTCCTTTTGGTTTTTTCAAGGCGTCCTTCTCGGCCTTCTTTGATGTTCTGGCATCTTCGTATGTTTCAATAAACTCGGCAATATTGTCATAGAGTTCAAACTGCCTTGTAGAACCATCTTCGGATTCCATCATTTCAAATTCATCCAGAATACCATACATCTCTGTGGCCTTATACTTGACGTATAGTTGTTTTTTTTCTTTTTGTATTCGGCGTAGGAATGCAAAGTAAATTATCTGTGTAAAGTATGCAAATGGGTTGGAAGATTTTGTTTCATCAAAGTTTTCAAAGTACATAAGACAGTTCTCAATACCATCCGAAATCATTTCATCTCGGTAACTGTAGTTGATAAAGTTTGGTTTGTGAGATAAACCTTCCGCAATCTTCATCCAGCATTCACCGATGTGATTTGGTATCTTAGGTTTTGGTGTATTTTCTTTTTCGGCAAATGCACAGGATGCCTTGTAATCCGTTAAGGCCTTTAGAAAATCTTGATTGTTAATATAATGTTTAGCTTTACTCATTCAAATGTACCATAAAAAGTTGTTGACAAAGGGCTTGACAAATGTTATAGTTCGTATGTAGCCCCCATGATGTTTAGTGTAGTTTTAAGTTCTTTGTAGTATCCATTTCATCCATAGCACTCATAACTTCCAGCATATATTCCTTTTCTTCTTCAGTAGAAGCGTTCTTCTTTTTCTCAATTGAGGCATTTACTTTCTCCACGGTAGTGTGGAAATACTCCTTAAAGTCATCACTTGGTTCCATAACACAAAGAATATCTTCCCATTTAACAGAAGCACGATTTTCTTTAATCATGGCAATTGGTAGCCATTGTTGCATTACCAAATTCATGTTTCTTACCTCAAACATCATAGGTTCTATAATGTCCACAACCTCTGCATTTAGGTTATCAAAGAAACAGATAACATCCATACCATCTTTGAATCTAACAATCTTTACTTCATTTTCCATCTTTAAGTCCTATGTTGTAAATCTTAAAAGAGAACTTCTCCTCATTATATATCTTTACTCTTTCCACAAAATGTTGTAGTGTAAAGTTCATATGTTTTTTATGTCTCATATCATCCGCAATATCATACAAGGTGGCCATTTCTTTGCCTTCACTCTGCCTTAATCCTCGTCCAATAGACTGAAGATTACGGACTCTACTTTTAGAA